GACATTACCGATGACAGTGAAATTACCTGAGCTATCAATCTTAGCTACGCTAGTGCCGCTCACCTGAATGAACAAGACACCTGAAGTCTCTACGAAACCGAAGACAGTGAAGTCACCATCGGCCTTAGATGCGATAGCTGCGGCAATGTTATTGAACTCAGTGTCAATCTCAGTACCACGTACAATCTTGGCTGAGTTACCAGTGGATAAGCTATCCTTAGCTGCGAAGTTAACGCTTTTTGTGTAATTACTCATGATGATAAAATCTTTCCGTTCTTAGCTAGAATCTCTACCTTTTGAATGCTCAAAGGTGAGCCATTAATGTACGCATCAAAACCTGTTTGTACCACTTTACCTGAGCCTGTAGGATAAGCTTTCAGAACTGATAGAGCTTGACCACTAGAGTATTCAAATCCGTAATTGTATTCGCTTTGACCGTAGTAAGCAATAGTATTAGATGGAATAGTTACGTTTTGGGGGTAGAAGTTACCTGTAAAGTCATAAGCCCACTTAATTGTGAGAGCTTGTCCGTTACCGCCGATAACAGTCACCAAGATTGACTTCAAGATTGAGGTAACAGAGGGAGTACCGAAGTCAGTATGGTTAGTGTGGTACTGCATCTGGTAAGTAGAAGCATTGTCTAAGTAACCAGTGTAAGAACCAATGTAACCTGCTTTACCTAACAACAAAGTACCATCTTGCTTAGCACAGAAGCTTCTAGGCTCAATAGAGTCCCATGTTGTTACCCTTGCTGCACCATCTTGTAACTGAGCCTTAGTGTCGAAACAGTACACTTGCTTAGCGACAGGCAGAGACAGTAAGTAGAAAGCATCAAGAGGGGAATGAACTGCTTTAATGTCAGCAGCTACTTCAGCGTTCAAGTAAGCAATCAAGTCATTACGGACGTTCTTGCTGAGCTCACGCAAAGGAGCTGACTTCTCTTGAATAGTGCGCTGTAAGCTACGGACACCTGTCTGAGACAAGAAGATGATGTCTGAGCCAGTGTTGGCAATGGAGTCCCTAGCGATACAGCCGATACCTGTGATAACGTCGGAGAGAGCAAAGGTAGAAGCTGAGGGATCAGTAGCGCCTGAGTAGACAAGGATATTGTTCTTGCCGAAGACATACAGAAAGCCGTTGTGAGCACCTAAGGCTACAACTGAGTCTCCACCCTTAGGCCACACAGTAGTAGTGTCTAGAGTCCCAGCTAGACCAGTTGCCCAGTCATAAGGCTGCTTAGTATCACACCACTGAATAGTCACCTTATCAGTAGTAGTACCTACGTTCCAAAGACGACCATAAGCACTGATAACAGCGTTAGCTTGCTGCACAGTACCTGCGTAGCCAGCCATCTCAGAGATACGTCGATACTGTGTCGTAGATGTCGATGGGTTAAACTCTAGAGGTGTGTAGCCCTCTTGGAACAGGTAAATGCCTCCACCGAGGGAAGCCATCTGCCAGTTACTAGCTGTGATTGTAGGAGCTGTGCCGCCACCACCGTAAGTCAATTCAGAGAGCGTAGTGCCTACTAACTTAAACAGCTTGTTGTTACCTGCACAGATAGTGTAGCTTGTACCATCTATTGTGATCAGTTCACCGATAGCTTTAACATCAGCTGACCCTAAAGCAGCTAAAGTTGCATGTGATGGTGACCACCCCTTACGAGCACCGATACGCCCATACTGGTCAATAACGCAGTTAGCAGCTGTAAGAGCGTAACCTGAAGTTAAGTCTAAGCTACTATCCTGAGTATTTAACCCATAGAAGCCGGGAGCGTTTATGGAGTAAGCCTGTATTTGTTGTGACATTATACTGGACGCCACATTTCATTTTCAGGGGAACGAGCAAGCTCAATGGCGATAGCATCAGCCAAAGACTTCTTACCTACTGCGTAGGCCTCTGAACTACTTAAGCCACCATCTTCACCACGTTCAACCAGAGCCAGTGCCTTAGCAATCAAGACAATAGGGTCTTTAGGAAGCTTAGTTGTATCACCATCGTTAACGAAGTCTTCTTCAGGGACAATCAAGCTGAAACGTATGTTATTGACACCTACTGGAATAGGGTAGAACATGACTTGTGCGTCACCGTTGCTGTTAACACCGCTAAAGGCGTATTCGCTAGGATCTGCATTCTGAGGGTTAGCTGTACTGAACACACGGCGCTCAATAGCGTCAACAGTCGAAGGCAACAGTGAACCGTAGTCCGTGATGTCTAAGACGTTAATAACTTTGAATTTAGTACCTGCACCAGTTAAGCTGTAACCAGTGTATTGACTAGCTACTGTAGGAACTGTAATCGAGGTATTAAAAGCGTCCCAATCGTAGGCATCAGCTATCTCACGCTTAGCGTCATTAACGAACTTACCGACAAGGAGGCTCATTGTGTTCTGATTAACAGAAGTGACAGTAGGCTCACGAAGACGCCCTAAAACGTCATTCACCAAGGTAAGATAAGAAGGTAATGCCATTACTTATTCTTCTTTGTGGCTTTGTTCTTCATGGTGCGCTGACCACGCATGGGCATCTTAGCCTCAGACATACCGATAGCGATAGCTTGCTTACGGTCTTTAACTACAGGGCCACCTTTGCCGCTATGTAGAGTACCTTCTTTGTACTCACCCATAACCTTACCCATCTTAGCTGTTTGTTTCTTAGTAGCCATACTGTGTCCTTTACTTAAAGAATCTATCCATGAAGAATGTGATACCACCGCCTACAAATGAGGCAATAGTCATACCCATCCAGAAACCACCTTTAGACTTATTAGCAAGCTCTAGAAGGCTCTTAACGTCATCACGTAGAGTATGTACATCACATTGAAGAGCTTCTACCTGAGCTTCTAACCTACCAAACTCACGAGCTGATACGTCATCCATGCTTACACCTCTTCAGATGTAATATCAACTTTCTTTGGACGTCCCACCTTCTTTGGCTCTTCCACGACCACAGGAGCATCTTCTTCCACGCGCTCGTAGTCAGGATGATTCTTCATGGAATCAATATCGACTTGGTGCTCAAAGGTAACGGTATTACCGCTGAGAAGGCATTTAAAGGTAGCTGACATAGTGTTTATCCGTGTGTAGTTAGTAGATACACCAAAGGAGCCGTCCTTTAAGCGCTTGTGGCGCGTTGAGACAGCCCCTTCAGTTTAGCTACTATTAGACAGGTACTGCCAAAGCAACGGATGCGTAGTCACGCAATTCAGCAACACCGTACAGAGTGTCAGCAGTAAACAGAGTACCGAGGTATTCTTGCTTGTACTGAGTCTGTGAACGGATGCCGACTTGCTCGACCAACACGAACGAATCCTTGTGAGCCATCAAGCAGATACGAGCTGGTTGAGCTGTACCTGAACCGTCGTTGGCATCAGTAGGAGTGTCAGCATTGGTAGACACGTAGACTTTCACGCCGTACACATCACCGATTTCACCATTACGGATGGTGTTGTTACCACCTTGTTCACCCACGAAAGCTTGCTCAGTGAAACGAGCCAAACCCATCAAGGTGTTACGTGACGATGGAGGAACGATGAAGAAACGGTTGTCCATAGGGACATCAGAGTCATCCAAACGCTGGATAGAACGACGAATTGCAGCGTCAGTCAAAGCAGCTTGGTTGTCAGTGGTGTAGTCGTAAGCGGTAGTGCCGTTAGAGCCGATGAAAGCACCAGCGTAACGAGCACCAGCGCCACCTTGAGACAAGCGACCCAACTGGATCACATCGGTGTCAACTTGCTTACCCAAAGCGTAACCAGCGTCATCTGTGTAGAATGAACGGAGGCTAGACAGGGCTTGAGCTTCTGTGATGTCTTCGATCAAGCGGCTGTATTCGTAATGCTTGTTAATCAAAACTTGCACTTCGGTTTCAGTTGCTGCGATCAAAGTCACTTGAGTAGATGCTGCCTTGACAGAAGCTGAGCCACGTGTGGGGCTAGGAATGTGAATAGTATCACCCTTCTTACCCTTAAAGGTCATCTTCTTAACGAGGTTAGCAGCTACCAAGCTCTTCTTGTAGGCCGCTACAATTTCATCACTCCAAATTTCAGGAATGAACGTATTGGCGGTTGTATTGGTTACGTGATTAGTTCCGAGTCCCATTTTAAATACTCCTAGATATACAAATTAAATTATTTACTTACCGAACTCGCCCATCAGCGTAAGCAGCCCTGATTTCAGGCTCCAAAGCTTCGTAACGATCCGGATCACTCATTCGCAGCCGAATAAGGTCGGCCCTACGATACACTCTCTTCGATGATTCACCAGTACCGCCAGTATCGACTGCAACAGCTTTTAAGTTCTGCTTCAATACGTCTTTACCTTTGGCTGATACTTGCGTTGCTACCTGTTGCGTCTTAATTTGCTTAATCTGCTTAAAGGTAGATAACAATTCGTTAGCGCTATCGTAATCGAACTCACCATCAGCTCTTGCGTACAAACCTAGGCGGACGGGAGATTGTTTTACCCACTCCGCAAACTCAGGATCTTGAACAACACTCTGAAAGTCAGGATGATTCTGGTTTAGCTTCTGTTGAATCTGCATCTTCTTAAATTCTTGAGCACTATGGCGTGCAGCGAGAACATCTGGATGCTTGTCAATAGAATTACGAATTGCCTTCTGTGGATCTTCAAAGAAGTCAATTTCAGGCTCTACTTCAGTAGGTGCAGCAGGTTTATTGTTTGATAGACTTTGTTTCAGCAATTCATCAGCAAGTTTACGAACCTCGCCAACTTCTTGTGCCTGTTTACCAATGAGCTTTTCAGCCTCTTGGTGCATCCGAATAATCTCTTGTGAGGACTTCCCTTTGTATTTCTCAGGGATTGTGTCTGCACTAGCGTGATCTTCTTCAATCTTGGGCGCTGCGGTGAGTTGTTCAACTACGTCGAGTTCACCTAAAGTACTATCTTCATTATCATCTACTAACATACTAATTCCTTTTTCCTGCCACGTATAAGATGTGGTTCTAGGATCTCTATATTTAAAATAGACTCGGTCTATTAAGACTTATGAGTCTGCGTTCTGTTTTCTCTCTTGGGCGAGCTTTTCAGATCGCTTGCGTTCCCATGAGTCATAGGCTGTTGGAAAAGAGCCTGTAAAGCCCTCTAACTTCATGGTAGGTGCGCTCACTACCCTCGTAGCCTCAGAGCCACATTCCTTACAAGGAGTTGCGTGGACTTCAGTGTCTACAAAAGCTTCAGTGCGATGGTTGTCTTTACAAACAAATTCAAAGATACGACGAGGCATTACACCTCTCCAGTCTCTTGAAGGTCTTTGTAAGTACGACCATAGGCCTCCTTCAGGCCATATAACCAGTTCAAAATATCCATCTGTCCACGACGAAAGTCAATAGGGTGTGTTTCCGTGACAGAAGATAGTTTGTCGTAGCTATCCTTTACTTTGAGGATGTCTTCCATGAGGTCTTTCCACCCTTGAGTGGACATCATGTCGAAGGCATCATCGTAGAATTTTGATAAGTCTTGCAGTTCTTTATCCATACGGAGAACCTAATAGTTAATAAGAATGTAATGTATACTATTTTAACTACTTTGTCAAGTACTTTATAGTACTTTTTATAAATCTGTTACCAAGGCAAGCCAGA